CGACAGGATCATCATCGAGAACAAGACACGCGGTAAGGATGTCCGAGACGAACTGATGAGACAGTTCTCCGAAGACGGCTTTATGATCCAGATGTTCGAACCGACCGGGCATGGCGACAAGGTCGCCAAGTTGCATTCGGTGCAGCCCTTGTTCTCCCAAGGACTCATCTATGCTCCGGCCCGCTGCATCCTGACCACCGATAACCAGGGCAACGAGCGGGTCGAGGTATCGGAGTTCGAATGGGTACGCGAGGTCATCTCGGAGGTCGCCTCGCTGCCCAAGGGCACTCACGATGATTACGTCGACTGCCTAACTATTGGACTGATAACGTTGCGCGAAGAAGGACTCCTGACGCTCAACGACGAGTTTGTCCGCCAGCAGGTCGCGCTGCACATGCACCGGCGGAAGGTGACTTCGGTGCGGGACAGCTACGGGGTCTAGTGGATCAGTCGGGAGAGTTCGCCGCCGAACAACAGTGAGGCGAAGAAGAACGCCAGCGCGGCGCCGAGCCAGTTCGTCCAGGGCGGCGCGGGGATGTTTGCCGCGGCGCAGACCGCGAGGACGAAGGCGAAGACCAAAAGGATGGTGCCGAGCATCAGGTTTCTCCCGGAGGTTCCCACGGGGAACGCCTAGTTGCGTTTTGGGTTCCTGCATTCGGCAGATGGGCCTTGTTGTGGGCACAATATGTGTGCTAGTTGTGGGCACATGAAAATCGCGATCTACCTCAGCGGCGACACCGAGCAGTTGATCCTCACCCCCGAGGACGATGAGGAAGCCCTCCTCTTGAAGCGGCTGAAGTCGGCGGCGGATACTCGGCAGGTCAGGGTCCAGGTCGGCCAGATGTACCTGGGGCTCGATCGCCTTATGCATCAGGCGTCGTCCGGCTATACGAGGGTGCGCGACAGCACGTTTCTGATCCTCAAGGAGCCGCCGCAGGGCTGACGATGGCCGCAAAATTCTTTGTTACCGCTCGATACCAGCGCCACGATGGCGGATTTGGCCACGCCAACTGCGACGCTCTATATGTCGAGGATCAGGACGTTGACACGGGTCGGATGCTGGAGAAGTTCCGCCGGAATCTTTCGACCATGCTGACGGATGTCGCGCCCGAGCAAATCGTGATCACATTCTATTCGCGGCTGCGCGACGACGAGTGAGGCCAAATGGACGGCACGAAGATCGAATGGACAGACGCGACCTGGAACCCAGTCGGCGGCTGCTCGATCAAGTCGCCGGGCTGTACAAATTGCTACGCCCAGAAGATGGCCGGCACGCGCCTCGCGAAGCACCCGCTCTATGCTGGCACCACGTCGCCGAGCAAGGCGGGGCCGGTGTTCAACGGTCACCTGACGATCGCTCCGGACTATGCCGCGGTCTGGCAATGGCCGCTCCGGTGGAGGGGCGCGAAGGAACCGCGGCGCGGCGCCGGCGCGCGGTCGATGATCTTCGTGGGCGATATGTCCGACCTGTTCCACGAAGATCGGCCAGACTGCGATATCGACCGGGCCTTTGCCGTGATGGCGCTGGCACCGCAGCACGATTTTCAGGTGCTGACTAAGCGCGCCGAACGGATGCGGCAATATATGGCCGACCTACCGATCGCTTCGGCTCCAGGCCGCATCGGGCGGCTACTCCACGCGCTTTCCGCCGCACACAACGGCGACGCTTTCAAACTCTGGCAGGCACAAGATCGGCTCATAAATTGGCCCCTCCCGAACGTCATGCTCGGCGTCTCGGTCGAAGATCAGACCCGCGCTGACGAGCGCATCCCGCTGCTGCTCGACACCCCGGCGGCCCGGCGGTTCATCTCGGCCGAACCCCTTATCGGTCCAGTTCGCCTCCGCGAAACCCTATCTTCCGATGGTAGGGGCGATTGGCTGGCGAGCGGTCTCAGTGGAGAGCGGCGCGGCCTTGATCTTGTGATCATCGGCGGCGAGAGCGGCCCCAACGCAAGACCGTTCAACATTGGTTGGGCTCGCGATCTGATCAATCAGTGCAAGCCCGCTGGCGTTGCATGTTTCGTGAAGCAGTTGGGGGCGGTGCCGATCGCCGATCGCCGGCCCGAGTTCCACGCCTCGCTTGGCCGTGATTATCAAATCTACCTGAAGGACAAGAAGGGAGGCGACTGGTCGGAATGGCCGCCTAATCTTCGCGTGCGCGAATTCTCCGCATGACCTCCCCGCGCTACACCCCCGAAGACATGGTGGTGATCGGCGACACACTGAGCGCCGGGCTGGCGCGGGTCATGCCCACGGAGTTTCGGGCCGGGTATCTACAGGCATGCCGTGATTTTCCGCCCGATCGGCACATCCAAATGCTGGGGTGGGCGGTGATCACGTTCGGCTCCATTGCGGCCGAGCCGCACGAGCGCGCATTGCGGTTCGTCGAGGAGGCAATCGAACTGGCTCATGCCGCGGGACTGTCGGGAGCGGAAATGACCGCAATCATCGGTAGGGTGTGGGCGCGACCTCCTGGAGATATCGAGAAGGAAATGGCCCAGGCGGCGATGACGCTCGGAATCATGTCGGCGACAGCCGGCATCAATCTGCGTGCCGTCGAGAATGCCGAGTTCGATCGAGTGCAGACGATCCCCAAAGAGGAATGGCAGCGCCGGCACGCGGCGAAGGTCGACCTGGGGATTGCGCTTGGAAAGGGGACGGGGAATGGCTGAGCCGGGGGTAGAGGCACTGAGCGTTGCTCAGGTCATCCATCACTGTTCTCGGCCCGGCGATTGCCTCCGCTGCATCCAAATCGCGACCATGCTCGAAGCTCTGATCGACGCCAAGATCAGGATCGCCCGGATACAGGAGCGCGACCACATGGCGAGGTTCGTCCGCCATGCGGGAGGCGGCGGTTACGATGGCGTCCTGCTCGCGCTCGAAATGACCAGCGGTGATCCGAAATGAGTTCGAAGATGCTCCTCTTGCGCGTCCGGATCGACGCCGAGGAGCAAACCGCCTTTCGGCGCGCGGCCGAGTTGAGCGGACTGAAGATGTCCGCCTGGGTGCGCATGTGCGCACGTCAGGAGGCCACGAAACAATGCGTCGCCGCGGGCATTGCTGTACCGTGGCTGCCGAGCCAAGCGAGGGACGAATGAGCGACTGGGAAGAGGGCGGCATCGGTACGGGCCGCAAGGTCGTCGAGGTTGTCGACGAGACCGAGGCTGCCGCGGAACCGGCCGCGACCCCGGTAGGGCCACCGGAGACCGAAGAAGCCCCCAGAGCCGATCTCTTCCGGCCGAGGCCGTCCGTTCGCGAGGAAACACTCGACGATTTCCTCAGCGCCCTGAAAGTAGAGACGATGGCCGCCAATGCAGCGCTCGCGGCATTGAAGCCGATCCTGGAGGCGCAGGGCGAGCGTCTATCCCAGCTTGCTGCGGAGAATCAGCAACTCCGGGGCCAGCTTGCCCAACTCGAAACGGGGCTGGTCAACCATCACAATTGGTTCGTCCAGTTCGATGCGCGGATGAACGCGCTGGCGCAGCAGGTGGTGGGGAACGCCCGATTTCAAGCCATGAAGCTGGCGACGGATTCTCGTAGCGCCGGTGAGCCTATGGAGCGGATTGTCAAGAACGCCGAGGCCTACTTCAACTTTATGATGATCCCGCCGCCGATGCCCCCGGCCGCGATCGTGCCGGCTCCGGTAGAGGAGCTTCCTGGCGAGGGTGCTCCCCAGGAGGCCATGAATGCGCCGGCGAAGCCGACCAAACACTAGAAGCCAGCCGAAGCACCTGGAGTTCATCCGCGGCGTCGGCATCTGCTTAGCCTGCGGTTTGTTGGGCCGGTGCGTACCGATGCACATCCGGATTGGCACCGATGGCGGGACCGGGCTGAAGCCGAGCGACCGCTACACCGTCCCCGGGTGTAACCGCTGCCACCACCGCCAGCACCAGATAGGTGAGCGCACATTCTGGGCTGAGGTCGGTATTGACCCTATCTGGGTGGCAGATGACCTCTGGGAGATTTCGCCGTCGAGCGAGCTTGGGTATGGAGCCGTCGTCCTGGCCCGCTCCCGACTCCGCGCGGAGTCGGCGTAGCTATTCAACGGGACGGCCCTGTATTATCCTCTGTGCCGCCTTGGCGCGAAGGATCCCGGATGGCTGGCGGCTTTCTGCAATCGCTAAACAACGTCCCCGGCGAGTTCGACGACGTCGGGAACGACGAGCCCGCCGTCACGGTGAAGATGGAGGATGGCTCGGAGGTCGACGTCCTCCCGAGCGGCGCGGTCATCATCTACGAGGTCTCCAAGCCGAAGCCGACCTACGAGAACGACGAGTTCGGGGTCAACCTCGCCGATCGGATGACCCCGGAGCTTCGCAGCCGTCTCTCCGAGGAATTGATCGAGGGCGTCGAAGCCGACATCGAAACCCGCAAGGATCTGGTTGCCCAGTTCAAGGACGGCATCGAGCTTCTCGGCACCCGCCTTGAGCAGGTCACGTCACCCTCGACTGCAACGCGCAGCGTGTCGCGGGTCGGGCATCCGCTCCTTATCGAGACGATGATCAAATACCAAGCCGGCGCCGAGGCAGAGCTTCTCCCCGCCGAGGGCCCGGCGAAGGTGATGACCATCGGCCGCGTCAGCGACGCAGAGGAGCAACTGGCGCAGGATTTCGAGGACGACTTCAACTACTTCCTCACCGACGTCGCGGAGGAGTTTTACGACGACACGGCGGGGATGCTGATGCACCAGGCATACTGCGGCAATGCCTACAAGAAGGTCTACCGCGATCCGATGCGGGAGCGTCCCGTTTCAGAATCGGTCTCGATGCTGCAGTTGATCGTGTCGGAGGACGCCAAGACGCTGCAAAGCGCACAGCGGGTCACGCACGAGTTCGAGATGACCCGGGCCGACCTGCGCCGCATGCAGATCGCCGGGCACTACCGGGATATCGATCTTGGGTATTCCCAGGCTTACGACGGAAACAACGACGCGATCAAGACTGCGGCGGGGATCCAGCCGAGCATGCAGCGGCCCAAGGACGTGCCCTACAAGCTCTGGGAGACCGATGTCGCAATTGACCTTGTAGATTATCCGATCCCCGGGAAATGGGAGAATGAAGCCCCTGACGGGATGCCACTGCCCTACAAGGTCACCCTCCACAAGGACACCCGCGAAGTCCTGGGTGTCTGGCGGAACTGGAAGCAGACCGACACGCGCTATTTGAAGCGCAATATGTATGTCCACTACGGGTTGGTCCCGTCGCTCGGGTTCCACAAGTGGGGCTTCCTGCAGATCCTCGGCAACCACACCCGGGCGCTGCGGGCGATCTGGCGGCTGTTGATCGACTCGGGGATGTTCTCGTGCTTCCCGGGAGGGATCAAGGCCAAGTCGGCACGCACCGCGACCAACGAATTGATGCCGAACCCCGGCGAGTGGGTCGATGTCGATGTGCCGATCACGACGGACCTGTCAAAAGTCCTGATGCCGCTTCCTTACAAGGCGATCGATGCAGTGTTCGTCCAGCTTGCCGAGATGATCGAGCAGGGCGCGATGCGCGTCGGCGGCACGGTGATGTTGGAGACGGGCGAGGGCCGCACCAACATTCCTGTCGGCACGATCATGTCGATGGTCGAGCAGCAGACCCAGATCATGGCCGGCGTGCACAAGCGCTCCCACCGCGCCCAGCGCGAGGAGCTCCGCAAGCTGCGCGAAATCTTCATCGAGAACCCCGAGGACCTGAAGCTGCTGGCCCGGTCCGGCCGCGAGTGGATCAACGACATTGAGGCATTCACCAATGCGAACCTGGTGCCGGCGAGCGATCCGAACGTGCCGTCGCACGTGCACCGGATCATGCAGGCCTGGGCGCTGATGCAGATCGCGGCGATGAACCCGAACCTCTACGACCTGCGGGAGGTCAACGACCGGGTTCTGCGGACGATCAAGATGGCGTCGCCCGAGACGCTGATGGTGCAGCCCGGAGCAGAACAGCAGCCCCAGGGACAGGACCCGCGCCTCGTAGCCGCTCAGCAGAAGGCGCAGGCGGCCGAACAGGCGGCCCAACAGCGCATGGCCGAAACTCAGCAAAAGTCCCAGCAAGCCGATCGGGATCATCAGTTGACCTTGGCCGAGGGCGCGCAGAAGGCGCAGGCAGACGAGGCCGACCGTGCCCAGGACGCCCATATCGCCGCACTCGAATCCTCGGATCGTGCGGCCGATCGCGCCGCCAAGCTCGAGATCGCTCGGGTGAAGGAAGAAACCCAGCGCCAGCGTCTTGAGCAGGAAGGGCACACCGCAGACCAGACCGCCTTTGGCCAGCCGATGACCCCGTAGCCCAAGCCGGCGCTACAATTAAGCCCATCGACTAACGAAGGCTAAATCCGCTACATGCTCGTCCCATCGACTCCGCGCGGAGTCAGGAGACGATTATGAGAGTGCGCAGAGGACGCCGCGTGGCCCTCCACCACGTGATCCCGGTATTCAACGATCCCAACTACGTCGAGGAGCCGCTGTCGCGCTGGGGGCAGGAGATGGTCGATCGCCTCCGCAAGGACGAGCAGAAGCGGGATTTCTTCAATGTCGTTGCGGACTGGGCGATATATCAGTTCCAATCGCTCAATGAGGTCACCAACGCCGTTCGGATGCGGCTCTATACCCAAGGCATCGAGCGGTTCCGCGGTCGTGCGTCGCCGGAAGTGATCCGCACCATTATCGACGCCACGATCCTGCAAGAGCGGTGTCGCCAACAGGAAGTCGCGGCGCATCGCGCCAAGGAAGCCCGCGAAAAAGCAGCCCGTAGCGCGAAACGCACTGCGATGGTATCGTGAGGCGATAGTGCTGAGCGCTGAGGAGAGGGTCCATGTTTCAGCCAATGCAAAAGGGCAGGCAGCGGGCGGGTGACCTGATCCAGAACTCGGGCTACGGCCGGCCGCCGATGGCCGGAGGCGGCCATCCGGATTACGCCGAAGACAAGAAGATGATCGAGAAGGCGTTTTCCGAGCACGACAAGCAATTGCACGGCGGCAAGAAAACCCGGCTGAAGCTCGCCGGCGGCGGCGTTGCCGAGGGCGAGTTGGCCCCGCATCGTGCCGATCGCGCCGCGCGTGGCGGTCGCCAGGGTGGCAAGCACAAGGGCACCCAGGTCAACGTTGCCGTGATCTCTCCCCGCGGTGGCGCGGGTGGTCCGGGGGCCATGGGAGGCCCGATGATGGGCCCGGCCGGGCTGCCGCCGCGTCCGCCGATCGCGCCGCCGATGCCAGCCCCGCCGCCGCCGCGCCCCGCCGTTCCGCCTCCGGGCGCCGTGCCCGCCGGGATGCCGCCGGGTGGGGGTATCCCGATGGGCGCCGGCATGGCGACGCCGCCGATGGGTCCGCGCCCGATGCCGATCCGCACCGGCGGCCGTGCCGGCTGGAAGGATGGCGGGGAACTGGGCCGCGGTGGTATCGGTTCGCCGGCATTTGATGCCGGCGCGGGCTCCGGAAGGGGACGCCTGGAGAAGCGAGACCGCTAGAACGGGGAGCTTCACCAAGCGTTGGCTTCAGAGAACTTGAAGGGAGCGTTGATATGAGCGACCAGAGCACTGCCCAGCCGGAAGCCGCCGTCGAGACGGTTGCTCCCGAGAAGTCGAAGCCGGCACCGAAGCTGACCGCGGCCGACAAGGCCTGGATCCGCGACGAGATGCACCTTGCCGTCGCGGGCATCTCGCGGGAGCAGCGCGAAGAGCAGAACCCCTGACGTGGCCATCACGGTGCACAACTACGACCCCATGACGGGCAACTGCCTGGACTGCGGTGCGCGCCGGGAGGAGATCGACGACAATCTCTTCCCAGCCTGCGAGAAGATCGAGGGGCCGCACCGGCTGGCGATCATCGCTGTGCGCCGTGAAGCGACGCATCAGCAGTGGCGAGTGAGGCATGCGTGGAGGAATCTACGCCAAGCCGAGGCGCAGGCAGTTGCATGCAGCCAGGAACTACGCGCCGCGCAGGATGACGAGCGCGCTCTGCTCGACAGCCTTCATGTGCTGAAGCGGGAGAATGGTTCTCTTCCGGACAAGACGCAGCAAACCCTCGCCGAGGCCATCAACCGCAAGTTCGATCCTCACGCCGGGTTCGTCTATCAGGACTGATCGCCATGGGCGGCTTCTACATGCGCACCGCTCTTCCCGAGAACCCGACGCGGCCTGACGCGATCCTCTGGCAGGGGCCCTATCTGGGGCCGATCAGCGCGATGGACGTCGGGCGCATGGCCGAGGAACTGACGAAGCGCAATGTGTTCTTCCACCGGGCCTTCCCCCACCAGCGCCAGGGCGCCCGCTACTTGATCATCGAAGGATGGAAGAAACAGCCGCCCTTTATGCCCGACATCCCGACCCCCGAGTATCTCGACGCCCTGATCTTCGGTGAGACGACGCATGCTCAGAATGATCCCGGTCGAAAGCAGCCACATTAGGGCTATCGGGTACGATTTCGACGCGCAGCGTCTCCACGTGGAATACAAGACCGATCGGACCTATACCTGGGACGGAGTGCCTCCGGAGAAATTCGCTGGGCTCATGGCCGCCGAATCGCACGGGAAGTACCTCAACCAGGAAATCCGCCGGCGCTATTCGGAGCGCGTCTACGAGGCAGCCGGTCCAGAGCAGGATGCTCCCATAGAAGATGATTTCCACGCCGCGCTCGAGCGGGCGATCGACAAGTTCCACCGAGATGCGAAGGATGCTCTCCAATGAGGGGAATGGTCGAGGACGACATCGACAAGCTGATCCGCAAGATCAAGCAGCGTCGCGAGGACCTGGTCGACATCCTGATCAAGGGATCGGCGCCGGCGGAAAATGTCGCCCATGGGTATTTCGCCATCGCCGCGAAGATCGCGGCCTGTGACGAGATCCTGACCGACATCAAGGAAGAGTTGGCGAACTGGGCGACCTGGGATCCGATGCCGCGTCCGACCAGACGCAATGTCACTGATCCTGCTGGTTATTAACAAAACGGCATAGTTTCCAAAGCCGCAGTTTCCGGCGCGTCCATTGCCGCGCCGGCATTGAACAAGCCCGCCCTGTAAAACAAATTGACCGAAGCGAGAGGCCGCGCCTACAATCTACACGCTCAGCTTGTTCAATTTCTGGGGCGCAAGAGGTCACATGGCGGTCACGGCGATTGCGATGCGGATGGCGGAAACGCCCGAGCAGGCCCGACAGCGGATGCTCGATGAAGTGACCCCATTGATGGAGGCGAGCGGCCTCCAGGCGGTCGGCAACAACATCCTCGTCATGGTCTACGACCGCGCCGGCCAGAAGACAGCCGGCGGCCTCTATGTCCCGGACAGCCATCGCGAAGACGAGTTCCAAGGCAAGATCGGCCTCGTTCTCGGCGTCGGCCCCATGTGCAACGACGATGCCGCGTCGAACTACTCCAGTTGGTTCGGCGGCGAGGCTCCAAAGGCCGGCGACTGGGTCGGCATCAGCATCCGGGACGGTCTGGCCGTGAAGCTGGGCAAGCATACCTGCCGCCTCGTCAGGTGGGACCTGATCCAGTTCGTGGTCTCGTCCCCGCACGAGGTCGAGTAACCAGGAGCACGGCATGCCCGATCTCACTCCCGAACAAATCGAAGCCCTCATCGCCGAGCGCGACACGCTCGCCGCCGGCCTTCAAGCGGAGCGCTCGCGCGCCGACGAGCTCGACGGCAGGGTCCGCAGGACCGACACGCAGATGGCCGAGGCGGTTGTCGCCAATGCGGCGAGCAATGCCGCCCAGGCCGATGCGGCGATTCGCGCATGCGACGCCGAGATCACCGCGCTCGAGGAGAAGGCGGCGAACCTCAATGCCGAGGGCAACTTCGCCGAGGCCGCGAAGATCAACACCATGGTCGGCGACGCCACGGCGCGGCGGAATGCTGCCCGGCAGAGCAAGGCCTATTTCGAACAGCAGCACGGCCAGTTGAAGGCGCAGCCGACCGACCCGGTCGAGCGCTTCCTGGCCGCCAATCCGGACTTCAGCGAGGCAGAGCAGAAGTGGATTCGTGAGAATCCGCGCTATGCGACCGATCGCGGGTTCCGGGATCGCGTCAACGCCGCGCATGGCTCGGCCCAGGAGAAGGGATTCCCCCGGGGCAGCGAGGACTACTTCAAGCATCTCGCGGATGCCGGCTACATGCGGCCGGTCGCGATCGTCCCGAAGCCAGGCGAAGGCGAGGTCGAAGAGACCCCGTTCTCCAGCGCGGCCACCGAGGGTGAGGAAATGAACAACCAGCCGCCGCCGCGTCCACGGGCGACCGCAGCGCCGCCGTCGCGTCGTTCCCCGACCTCCGGAGGCGAGCGGATCGAGCGCGGCCGTCTGAACGCCGACCAGATGGAAATGGCGATGCGGATGGCCGAGCTTACCGCGCCGACCGAGGTTCTCGATGGCGGCCCGGCCGCGGTCGCCAAGTGGTGGCAGGACATCGACACCAGCCCCGCCGCCGCCCGCAAGCGGGAGGAGTGGGCCCAGCTATGAGCGACAAGCACGCCCCGCCGATGACACGTGCCGGCGCGGCCGGCCCTGCCGCCGGCGCCGCCGCCCCAGCCACCGCAAGGGGCGCCGAACTGGCCCTTCCGCCGGCCTATCTCGCGCCGCTGCCGCACGAGAAGTATCAAATCCCCGAAGAGCTACGCGACCCGGACATGGACTATCTGTGGCTGCCGTCGTCGATCTTCGGCGAGCCGAACAAACGCGCGATCGCCCAGCATTTCCGCATGGGCTGGGTTCCGGCCCAGGCCAAGGATTTTCCGCATATCTCGGGATACGGCGCCGATTACCCAGCGGAGCTCGTTGCCCGCGGCCTGGTCGACAACGTCCGACCCGACGACATCCTCGAGGTCGATGGGCTGATGCTCGTGCAGCGCCCGCTCGCGGTGTCGCAGATGGCGCGGAAACAGATGGCCGCGGAGGCAGCCGACCGGGTCAACAACCAGTTCCGCCGGCTTCAATCCCAATACCGAGCGAATTTCGAAGGCGGCGGAGTTAAGCGGGCGATCCGTCCGCTCGCCGACGAAGGATACAGCGGTTAACCGGAGGCTTGATCGATGGCAACGAATCCCAATTCGCCGTTCGGTTTCCTGTACTCCTCCCGCCGGGATGGGTCGCCGCCGAATTACGGCAATCGCCTCGGCTACATCGCGTCGGGCAATACCAACAAGATCTTCACCGGCGACGTGCTGAAGCCGAATGCTTCGGGTGTCCTCGACGTGTTCACCACGCCGACGCCCGGTGGCGCTCCGATCGGCGGGATCGCCGGGTGGTTCTCCTGGACCAGCACGAGCCAGAACCGGACGGTCTGGCAGAACTGGTGGCCCGGCAACGGCGACAGCGTCGGCAACGTGCAGGCGCTCTACTACTCGGACCCGTTCTCCATTTTCATCGTGCAGTGCCTCCTGGGCCCGGTCACCGCAGCGCAGGTCGGCCTCGACGCCAACTTCGCCGTCGGCGGCGGCGGCCAGCAGACCGGCGCCGGGAACAAGTCGAGCTTCTCGCTTGACGACGGCACGCTGATCGCCAGCCCGACGCTGCCGTTCAAGGTCTACGACCTGCCGAATTACAGCCCGATCAACCCGATCTTCGTGCAGCCCGGGTTCGATCCGGCCAACGCCTACAACCAGGTCCGGGTCACTCTCAACAATCTCGACGCCTAATCGGCGTGGTGCCGAGCAGGTATTCGTAAGGCCGACTAGGCAGAGGAGCTAAGCAATGGCCGTCAATCGTGGAGCAATTCGCGACTTGCTGGTTCCCGGCTTGGTCGCCGTGACGGGGAAATATCCCCAAATACCGCGGCAATGGAGCCAGATCTTCCGTCGCACCGACTCGAAGATGGCGCTCGAGCGTGCAGCCGAGATGCGCTACACGGGCCTGGCGCAGTTGAAGGCGGAGGGTGGCGCGACGATCTTCGACAACGCCGCCGGCGAGCGCTTCGTCTACCAGATCGAGCACGTCTCACTCGGCCTCGGCGTGGCGATGACCCGCGAGATGCTCGACGACAACCTCTACAAGGACAACTTCGGCCCGATGTCGATGGGCCTGGCCGAGTCGTTCAAGCAGACGGAGGAGATCCTCCACGCCAACCTGCTGAACACCGGCACCACGTACAACCAGAACATCATCGGCGACGGGAAGGCGCTGTTCGCGACCGACCATCCGATCGACAACGGCTCCTACGCGAACCGGCCGTCCCCGGACATCGGTCTCAACGAGAGCGCCATCGAATACGCGCTGCAGCAGATCCGCGTCTTCCCCGATCAGGCCGGCCTGCGCATGGAAGCCCGCGGCAAGCGGCTCGTCGTCCCGATCGCCCAGCAGTTCACTGCGGCCCGCCTCTGCCGCGCCGACCTGCGCCCCGGCACCAACAACAACGACATCACCGCTTTCCTCGCCGAGGGTGGCCTCTCCGAGGGCTACCAGGTCATGGACTACCTGAGCAGCCCGCTCAACTGGTTCATGACCTCCACCATCCCCGGCCTCGTCTCCTTCAACCGCATGCCCTTCGAGCTCGACATGCAGGTGGACCCTATCACGGGAAACCTAATGATAATTGCGTACCAACGTTACGGTATAGGCTACCTCAATCCCCGGTCCATTTGGGGCAGTTTTCCGAGCGCATAGGTTGCATCACGGGTTTGCACGCGCGTGGTCGGGCGGTGAGATGAAGTACGAGGGCTTGGCGACCGAACCGTCTGTCAATGGGGTGAAAACATGACCATCTCGGCCAGCGACGGCCCGATCGTAACCAAGGGTTGGCAAGCCGCGCTCGGGAGCGCCTCGGGGACGTCGAGCGCCACGGGTGCGCCGAACGCGTATGTCTCGGGCACGGCCGATAACCCAGACGCGGGACCGAACGTGTTTTACGACGGCGTCGCGATGAAGGATGCGTACTACCGCTACCAGGAAGGCGGTGGGTCGCTGTCGAGCTCGACGGGCTACAAGAACCAGGCCTGCGGTTTCGTCGAGAACATGATCCTGACGGCGGACTTTGTGCCGTCGCAGATCTCGACCACCAATGTCTCCGCGCTCGCGGCGCCGACCATCGCAACCCCGGTGACGCTGGCGGCAGGCACCGGCACCGCGATCGAGACCGCGTCCCAGGTCGTGTTGAACACCGGGCTTACGGTGCCCTCGGGTGTGCTGCGCATCGACGCGGCGCCGACCTGGCAGAGCTTTGGCACGTCAGGCGCGATCCGCGGCTGGAACGGCGCCGGCGTCGGCCGGGCGCTGTCGTTCACGTCGGGTGGGAACGCTTCCGCGGTGACCTTCCGTATCCGCGGCTACGACATCTACGGCAACCCCGTCACCGAGGACGTGGTCGGCCCGAGCGGCAACACGGTCAACTCGGCGAAATGCTACAAGTGGATCCTGTCGATCACGCCGAACGCGACCAGTGCGCAGACCGTCTCGATTGGCACCGCCGACATCTTCGAATTTCCTATTAGGGCCGATCGATTCAGCACGGTTACCATCTACGTCAACGAGACGCTGATCACCGCGAACACGGGCTTCGTCGCGGCGGTGCTGACCGATCCGGCGACGGCGGTGACCGGCGACGTCCGCGGCACCTACGCGCTGCAGACGCCATCGGATGGGGTGGAGCGGCTGGTGATCTATCAGCGCATGGGGCCGGCGCGGCTCAACACCAACCCGCCCTCCACCGGAATGTTCGGGCCTGCCCAATTCTCGGCGTAACCCGCGCCTTTAGGTAGGAGCGACTTCGATTCGCCCCTGGATTATCACCAAGACGCTGACGGCGGCTGTCGCGGACAACATCGCGCAGAGCCAGGTTCCGGTATCCGGGACGGCGCTGACCCTCAACGGGACGACGGTGGTTTCCGGCGTTGCGACGCTCGACACCCAGCGGCGTGTGCAATTGGCCTACGGGAACGAGGCCGTCGCCCGGACGATGCTGATCACCGGGACGAACGGGGCGGGCGCCACGATCAGCGAAACGCTGGCGGTGCCCTCGGGTGCTCCGGGCACGGTTGCAACGCTCCAGGACTTCCTCACGGTCACGCAGGCCATGCCGGCGGGCGGGGGATGGACCGCTGCCGTCACGCTCGGCACGAACGCGGTCGGCTCAACGCCCTGGATCAATACCGACACGTACAACGGCCCGATGCAGATCGGGTTCGAATTGGAGCTCCTGGTGGCGGGCGGGACTGCGACGATCGAGACGACGCAGAACTCGCCATGGCCAAATCAGGCACCGATCTATACGGCAGGGTTCGACCAGACCCTTCCCGTGCCGACGCCGTTTGCGGCTGCCGGGCTGACGGGGGTCGCCGGGAATACCCAGGGCGCGGTAGCGCTGACGACGATCATCGCGTGGCGCCTCACGGTGACCGGCACGGGCAGTTGGCGTGCCACCGGAATTGCTAGCGGTCTGATTCAGGGCTGATGACTCCGCGCGGAGTCCTGATTTTCCGGCTCGACGAAAGAGCGAGGCCAGATAGGACGGCCTAAAGTTTTTCTCCGCGCGGAGTTGACCGCGCCGTGGGCGGTGGCATATAAGCCCCTCGCCATGACGTACAACCCAACCATACCGCCGACAGGCAAACCATCCTTAGCCGAGCTATCGCCGGCCGAACGCCAATTCTGGTATTCGTGCATCGCGAGCTCGGTCGCCGCCAATCGGCGCGGGACGATGCAGCCCAGAGGCGAGGGTTCCACCGGGTAAGACGACGACCCGGAAGATGATCCGAAAGGATCCGAGAACCCCGCCAGGAAAGCCACCCGGCGGGGTTTTTGGTTTTTACGCATAGGGCTTCGGATTTCCGACACAACCCAGGCCGACTGAGCCGGGTTGGGGGAAGAAAAGCGGTCCCAGCCAAGAGCCGTCGAGCCGGCCGCAGCGACCTTTTGATGTGGAGATATTCGTTTCGATCTTTATGGGGCGGCGGCCGGGGCCGAGTTGACTCTTGCAAAGTCGACGTCCTGAGTTCGACTCTCAGTCGCTCCACCAATATGCGGCTGTAGTTCAACAGCGAGAATCCTGGGTTGCCAATCCGGGGATGACGGGGCAGCACCGTCCAGCCGCTCCATTCGGGCGTCGGCTCTGGTGAGCGGCTTCGCCTTATAAGCGAGGATGGGCCAGATCAGCCTAGACGGGTGGGTTCGATCCCCACGGCGCCTACCACATGGCGGGGCAGCGGGTGCTGGCGTCGCTCTCATAAGGCGACTAGGTCCGGTTCGAGTCCGACTCCCGTCACCAGTTGCGCTATCATGTGCCGATGTCGATCGACGGTCGCGATGATAGGCCCGAAGGCTGGTCCTTAGCCGAAACCCAGATGCTCGAGGCCTATTTCGACGCCTGCTACGACTGGCTCGACAGCCATGGGTACTTCTGGGAGATCTGGGATCGGCCGGACGATACCGAGTGGATTTGCGAGGCCTACGATGCGGGTCACCCGCCCGACTACGCGGCGGTAGTGTTGACGCAACGGTGGCGCAGATTTACGGTGGTTTAGCGGGAAAAGCTCGGGTGCTGGAAAGGTCTCATAAGCCATTCCGGGTAGGTTCAACTCCTACTCCCGCCCCCAATTTGCTCGGGTAGCTCAGTGGTAGAGCGCTACGTTGAAGGCGTGGGCGTCGGTGGTTCAACTCCATCCCCGGGCACCAGATTGCGGGTGTAGCTCAGTGGTAGAGCCGGGTCCTTCCAAGTCCCGTGTGCGTCGGTTCGATCCCGACCATCCGCTCCATGGTGGGGTGCCCCTCCGCAAGGGGATTAAATCGGCGTGACGCTCGCCGAGCCCTACACGCAGTTTCATTCCCCAGTAGCTCAGTTGGTAGAGCGGGTGGCTGTTAACCACCGTCTGTCGCGGGTTCGAGGCCTGCCTGGGGAGCCATTTGCGTCTCTAGCTCAGTGGCAGAGCATCGGTCTCCAAAACCGAGTAGCGGGGTTCGATTCCTCGGGGGCGTGCCATTGTGGGGTGAACCAGACGGTCGGGTACGGGGCTGCAACCCCCGGTGACGCGGTTCGACTCCGCGACCTCACTCCAGTTCATGGTGATGCGATGGAGCCAGTGAACCAACCTGACTGTGACCCAGGGAACGACGGGTGCAACCCCCGTGCATCACCCCAAATGCCGGGGTAGCTCAGAGGCAGAGCGGCCGTTTTGTAAGCGGTTGGGCGGGGGTTCGAGTCCCTTTCCCGGCACCAGTTTCATTTGCGGGATTGAAGGTGGTCCTTCCGCGGAGCTCTGACCTCCGTTGCTAAGAGTTCGATCCTCTTGCCCGCAGCCAAATTGATGGGGGGCCCCGGGCGGTGAGTTGGGCCTTGACCCCGACTAGCAGGGTTCGACTCCCTGACCCCTAGCCAACATCTCCCGTTCGACTACCAGCTAGGTCACCACCCTCTCAAGGTGGAAAAGCGGGGCCGGCACCCGCACGGGAGGCCAACACGCGGGCGTGGCGGAACTGCTAGACGCAGCGGGCCTAAACCCCGCCGCCTTATGGCATGAGGGTTGGAATCCCTTCGCCCGCACCAATCAGGCCCACTGGTGGAATAGTAGACACGCCAGTCTCAGGAACTGGTGCCGTAATGGCGTGAGGGTGCAAATCCTTCGTGGGTCACCAGCTTGCGCGCGTAGCCCAATCGGTAGAGGTACTGCCTCGAGATGGCAGGGGTTGCCGGTTCGAATCCGGCCGCGCGCACCAGTTTCTCGCAGCTAAATAACTGCGGAAAATTATTCCTGGAATTATTCCTGGCGCCGGCGCACTGTCAGCGCATCCCGCCGTGTTCGGGGGATCACCGCGGGTGAGCGTGGGGGAAGTGAAGTGGAAGGCTGGCCTTGTGCCGGCCTTCTGCCGTTATAGGTCGATCACCCTGCCCCGAGGCTTCGGAACGACGATCGCGGCCGGCTCCTCGAGATCGAGTGCGCGAATAGCTGGCGCGGCCGGCTCGGTTGGATCGGCAGGCGTCGCGGCGATCGTCTCTCCGCCATTGAAGATGTTGGCCTGGGCGATTTCCTCGGTCTGCTTGAACGATTCAAGGAGGGCGTCGCCAAGGAAGCCCATATTCTGATAGGCGTCCAGAATTTCTCTGGGGATCGCCACGGTTCGAGTTCTGCCGTCTGGCTCCGTCATCTTGACGATCATCCGATCGGTCACGGGATCGCGATAAGTGACGTACTCCGGGCGTCCCGGATAAGGGCCTTCGTCGGGGAGGTCATTGTTGGCCGTCCCCGGGCGCAGCGGTTGCCGCAAGCGCATCTCTATGGCGCGCAGCCCGGGTCCCAATAGATCGGTCATGTCAGCCCGGGCGATGGCCATCAGCGTCTCCACGTGGGGGCCGCCAGTATAGATGATTTCAGGGATGGTCAACCGAGGAAGCCCTCGGCACCCGTTGGAAACGGGTTGGAGCCGCAAGGCTTACGGGGCGGGACCGTGGCCATCCTCCATGGATGTCGACGCGCTGGCGCGCGGGGCGGCCTTGAAAACCGCTGGCACCGCAAGGTGCGGGGTTCGATCCCTCCGGCATCCGCCAATAAGTCAGTTATTTATCTGCATCTCGACGATAAGTAATTGACTATCTGACCTATGGGCGGTCAACCGGGAGAGCTCCCGGCTCGGCTTCGAATACCGATGGTGCCCGCAAGGGCATGGGGTGCGAGACCTCGGTCGCCCGCCATCTCGAGGACGGCACAAGCGGTCTGGGACCGCGACTGCCTGCTAAGCAGTGCGTGCCCGTGAGGGCATCGGGTTCGATCCCCGGGCCGTCCGCCAATCGCTCCGCTGGCGCAGTGGCAGCGCAATCGCTTGGTAAGCGGTAGGTCGTCGGTTCGATCCCGACGCGGAGCACCAGTTATGGGTCGGGAAAGCCGTGAGCTACGGCAGGCAGACTGTAAATCTGTTCCCTTCGGGGGAGAGGCGCGACTCCTCACCGGCCCACCAGTTCACCCCGGTATAGCTCAATGGCAGAGCAGGCGGTCGATAACCGCCCGACCGTTCGGTTCGATTCCGACTGCCGGGACCAATTCGCGCGTGTAGCTCAGCGGCAGAGCAGCGGGCTCTTAACCCGTAGGCCGGGGGTTCG